ATGAAAATAGGAGATTGGGGGAAGGTGAGGAGCCCCACACAAATGCAATATGCCCGGTATGAGAAAAGTCTGGTGCCCAAAGGGAGGGCTGGTGCTGTATGAAAGGAGGATTTTATGTATAACGAAATCATGGAGGGAGTCCTGAAAAGGCTAAGAGAGCTTTTTCCGGAGACCAGGATCGGTACAATTCCCTTGGGGGAGGGAATTGCTGAACCATATTTTGAGGTCGGGTTCCTGGAAACATCAGAAAAACCTGTAAACGGTCAGCGTTATTTCTGCAGCGTGAGCGTGTATGTGAAATATTACTGTCAGGATCCAGAACAGCGGCTAAAGGACAGGAATCTTGTTCTGGAAATTCTGATGGACAAGCTGGAATACATTACTCTGGAAGATGGCTCCTTAATAAGAGGCAGCAGCAGAAAGGGAAAATATGAGGAGGCTGCTTTAAATTTCCTGGTTGATTATCAGGTCTATATTTTAAAAGCCAGAGAATCGCAGGAATCCATGGAAGATATAAAAATAAAGTGAAAGAGGTGTTGTTGTGGCAAAAAAAAGTGTAAAAGAAACGGGCGGGACTGTCGTTGCACGTTTCACAAAGGATCAGCTGATCCGCTCGGAAAGGTATCGCAATCAAAGGGACTTATTAAGCGCTTTGCTTGACGATAGAAAAGTATACTCTGCAACAGAAGCAGAAGAAATTATGAATCGATTTATGAAAGGAAGGGTGAAAGTATGTTAGGTGGAGGAAATTTTACAATTCAAAATAAGGTATTTCCTGGTGCATATATCAATTTTGTCAGTACCGCTTCAGCTGGTGCCGCCATGGGAAGCAGGGGAGTGGCGGCAATCCCTATGGTTCTTGAATGGGGACCGGAGAAGGAAGTGTTTGAGGTTACCGCAGAGGATTTTCGAAAAAGGTGTAAAGAAATTTTTGGCTATGCAATGAACGATGCAGCGATGCTTCCAGTAAGAGAGCTTTTCAGAAATATGACAAAAGGTATTTTCTACCGCTTGAATGCAGGGGTACATGGGGCCAATGATTACGGCACGGCAAAGTACTCAGGTATTCGTGGAAACAGCCTGATGACAATTATTTCTAAAAACGTGGATGATCCTTCCAAATTTGATGTAAAAACACTGCTTGCCGGAAGAGAAATTGATTGCCAGACGATCACAGAAGCAGGAGAACTGAAGGATAACAGCTATGTGATATTTAAAAAGGAGTCTGCTCTGGCAGAGACGGCAGGGCTTCCGTTTACAGGAGGCACCAATGGCGCTGATGTGACAGGAGAGGACTACGCAGAATTCCTGGAAAAGATGGAAAATGCCTTCTTCCAGATTCTTTGCTGCCCTTCCGCAGACGATAATGTGAAGGCTTTGTTTACAGCATTTACAAAACGCATGAGGGATGAGGCCGGCGTTAAGTTCCAGACAGTATTACACCAGTATTCCAAGGCTGATTACGAGGGAGTCATTTCCGTGGAGAATGAAGCAGAGGAATCAGCTGTAGGGCTTGTTTATTGGGCTGCCGGTGCAGAAGCGGCTTGTGCTGTCAACAAGACCATTGAAAATAAGGTTTATGACGGCGAGTATACAGTTAAGACTTCCTATACTCAGGCCCAGCTTGCTGATGCCATAAAAGCGGGCAAGCTCATGCTTCACAAGGTAGGAAGTGAAATACGGGTTCTGACTGACAGTAACACATTGGTTACTTATACGGAGGAAAAGGGAGAAGATTTCTCTAACAACCAGACGGTACGTGTTCTGGATCAGATTGGAAATGATATTGCATCTCTTTTCCATACACGTTATCTGGGCAAAATCTCAAACGATGATGCTGGGCGGGTAAGTCTTTGGAATGACATTGTTACATATGGAAAGCAGCTGGCGGTGTTAGGGGCCATTGAAGCAGTGAATTCAGAAGAAGTAACCGTGGAAAAGGGACAGGACAAGCGGTCTGTCGTCGTAAATTTACCAGTGAAACCGATTAATTCCATGAGCATTTTATACATGACAGTAGTTGTTTCATAAGAAAGGGGTAAGAAAATATGAGCAATATTACAATGGACGCGTGGGACGCGATCAGCGCCACAAAAGCAGAGTGTTTTATCACAATTGAAAATGAGCGGTACAATTTTATGCAGGCACTGAATCTGGAGGCAAAGATTGAAAAGGTGAAATCAGAGATCCCGATTCTGGGACGGGCCATGAAGGGAAATAAGACCGTGGGAATGAAGGGAAGCGGATCTGCTACTTTTCATTACAATACAAGCATTTTCCGGGATATTTTATACAAGTTCCAGCAGACTGGAAAAGATATTTATTTTGATATTCAGGTAACCAATGAGGATCCTGCTTCCAGGGTCGGCCGTCAGACTGTGATTTTAAAAGATTGCAACTTAAATGGAGGCATTATCACCAAATTTGACGCAACAGGGGAATATCTGGAAGATGAGTTTGAATTCACATTTGAAAGCTGGGAAATGCCGGAAAGATTCAGCAACCTTGCGGGAATGCAGTAAAAGAAAAAGGGGATAAGAGGACATGGGAGATTTAAGTTGTTTTTTGAGCCAGAACGCAGTTAAGGCAGAGCATGAAAAATATGTTGCCTCCAAACGCTTTTTAGGTCCGGACAAAAAACCGGTGGAATGGGAGATTAAAGCAATTTCCTCTAAGGAGGATGAAGCTCTGAGAAAAGAGAGCACAAAGCGGGTTTCAGTGACCGGAAAAAAGGGACAGTATACCCAGGAGACGGATTATAACCTTTATCTTGGAAAGCTGGCGGCAGAATGCACGGTTTACCCTAACTTAAATGATAAGGAACTGCAGGATTCCTATCACGTTATGGGGGCAGACGGGCTTTTAAAGGCCATGCTGACTGCAGGGGAATATGCAGGTTATCTGGAACGCATTCAGCAGGTAAATGGTTTTGATATCACTCTGGAAGAGCAGGTGGAAGAGGCAAAAAACTGATAGAAGGAGGTGATATGGAAGCAAATATTGCCTACTATTGCCTCCACAAGCTCCACAAATGGCCTCATGAGTTTTTGAGCCTGGACCGGTATGAACGGGCGTTTATTATGGCTGCAGTACAGCTAAAACTGGAAAATGATAAGAAAGAAGCACAAAAGGCGAAGTCTGCAGGGAAAAGATAGAAAAATGGAAGGACACCTTTCAAGGTGTTCTTCTAGAAAGGAAAGGAGGGAAGGTATATGGCAACAATACAAAACTCAATACAGCTTCAGGATGGAGCCTCCTCCATATTAACGAGGATCAATCATTCAATCAATATGACTAGCGAGTCCTTTCGAAAGTTCCAGGTGGCAGCAGATAATTTTATGGGTCTGCCGGGAATATCAGCATCCGTAACGGATATCCATAGCATGGGAATCCAGTTTGAACAGGTTACGGAAGTAATTGTGCAAGCCAAAGAGCAGCAGGAAGAATTAAATAAAAGCATAGATGAAGGCAATGACAAATTCCAGAAAATGAAGAAACTCTGTGATAAGGCATTATCTGGTCTGGGTAAGATGGGAATCAACACCAGTCCAATGGAAATATTTAACCAGGCAAATGATATAAAAGCAGCCGGTAATCTCATACAGTCCAGGACCGGAATGCAGGGACAGGATTTAGAGGCGGCAAAACAAAGCACGAAAAACCTGTACGTGGATAACATAAGCGGAAGTCCGGAAGATGCCGCAAAGAGTTTATCATCCATTCATCAGATGACCGGACAGACAGGGAACAGCCTGGAACAGCTTACAAGAGCAGGATTGCTCCTGGAAGATACTTTTGGTTACAGCCTGGCAGACAGTATCCGTACTGCAGGAGTGCTGCAAGCGCAGTTTGGAGTTACCGGTGCTCAGTCATTGGACTTAATCGTGCAGGCAACTCAGGCAGGTCTTGATAAAAACGGAGAGCTTTTGGATACGATCAATGAATATTCTCCCCAGTTTAAAAGTTTAGGCCTTGGCGGAGCTGATATGTTTAACATGCTGGTCAATGGAGCACAGAATGGAGAAATTTCAGTCAGCACGTTAGGCGACGCTGTAAAGGAATTTACATCAAGGACTGTTGGAGGAGGAAAGGACGCCCGGGAAGGTTTTTCCGCTTTGGGGCTTGATGCTGCAAAGATGACGGAAGCTTTCGGAAGCGGTGGCGATACGGCAAAGCAGGCATTCCAGCAGACGATAGCCGCTTTAAGCAGTATGGAAGATCCTGTGAAAAGGAATGTAGCAGGGATGAAATTGTTTGGCAGCACCTGGGGAGCGTTAGGCAGCGAAGGGGTTATGGCATTGTCTAATTTGGATGGCTCCGTACAGCTGTCAACGGAACATCTGGAAGAATTAAATAATGTAAAATACAATGATGCAGCCAGTGCACTGAGCTCTTTGGCTAAAACAGTCAATATGGGGCTTGCCGGTCCTATAGGCAATATGGTTGACAATGTGACCAAAGCCATCAGCAGCTTTACAGCCGGACTTAAGGGAAATGTCGGTGAAATCACCGGGATTTTTGGAACCATTGGATTTGTGGCCGGAACCGTGGGTAGGGCTTTTGCAGAAGTATGGCCTGTGATAGAGCCTGTTTTGTGGGGAATTATTGGGGCGTTGATTGTTTACAATGCAACGTTGAAAGATGGGTGGATTGCTACAATAAAGAATGCAGCTGGCCAAGTGTGGAAGACGATCTGCGATTGGGCGGAGACTGCAGCGATAATTGCATTGATAGCTGCCCAGGACGGATTAAATGCAGCATTAGCTGCCTGCCCTCTTAATTGGATAATTATGTTTATTATCATTTTGATAGGACTGTTTTATGCAGGTGTGGCTGCCTTTAATAAATTCGCCGGAACCTCTTACAGCGCAACCGGGATGATATGTGGCGCAATTGCGGTAGCCGTTGCATTTATAGCCAATGCTCTTATGGGAATCCTGGAAATCGGGTTTGGGATTATTGAGTACTTTTATAATGGCTGGGTAGCTTTTGCAAACTTTTTCGGAAATCTGTTTCATGATCCGGTAGCTTCGGTAATTCACTTATTTGCAGATTTAGGTGATACAGTTCTTGGCGTTATACAAAAGATAGCACAGGGCCTGGACTTTGTATTTGGTACCCATATGGCAGATACCGTGAAAGGCTGGCGGGATAATTTATCTAATCTTGCCGATCAGCTTGCTGAAAAGTATGGAAACGGGACCTATGAGGTCAAAGCAGATAAACTGGACATGGATCAGGTATTGGCTGATTTTGGTATACCACTGAAACGGTGGAATTATGGTGATAAAGCCCATAACGGATATGAATTTGGAGGAGAGTTGGGAGATAACATAAAGGATAAATTTGGCGGGATAAATAGTTTCCTTGACAGGAATTCCTCAGAATCTGGTCTGCCTGGTGTAACTGACAGCATTGCCCAAAGTACCGGAGATACAGCTATGAATACGGCAGCTATGGCAGACTCAATGGATATCATGGATGAGGAGTTAAAGTATATGCGGGATGCTGCGGAACAGGAAATCATCAACCGATTTACCCTTGCTGAACTAAAAGTAGATGTGAATAACAACAACACCATAAAGAATGTAGCTGATATTGATGAAATGTATCGCAGACTCGGTGATGCTACCAATGAAATTCTTGCTTCAGCTGCGGAAGGAGTGAACTTTTAATGGCATATGAAGTTTATATTGATGATATGCTTCTCCCGTTGCCGCCGGAAAAGATCCCTATTAAATATAGCGGGCAAAATAAGACGGTGAACTTAATAAATGGCGAAGAAATCAATTTGATCAGGCCCTTTGGCCTTGCAGAAATCGGAATTGATGCAATAATTCCTCAAATGGATTATCCCAGCGCAGTTTGGGATGGCAGCATTGACAGTGCAGAAGATTTTCTGGAACGGCTTCAGGAGTTGAAGGATGGCAAAAGTCCTTTTGAATTCACCGTTATCCGCCAGGGAACGGGAGGAAACAGCCTTTTTGATACCAGCATTGATGTTACTTTGGAAGATTATAAGGTTACGGATGATGTGAGTCAGGGGCTTGATCTCATAGTGTCCCTTACAATGAAGGAATATAAAAATTATGGAACTAAAATTATGAATTTTTCTATTGTTGAAGAAAATCAGAAAATAGAGTCTGTACAACCGCAGGAGGAACGTCAGGGAGAACCGCCGCCGGTGAAAACTTATGTGGTTAATAAGGGAGACTGTCTGTGGTCCATAGCGAAAAAACAGCTTGGCAATGGGAGCCGGTGGCAGGAAATCCATAATCTGAACCGGGATAAAATAACAAATCCCAATGTTATTTATCCGGGGCAGGTTCTCACTATGCCATAGGAGGTAGGAAATGGAAGTACATTTATATATCCAGAACGGTCAGACCGTATATGAGCCGGTAGTAAAAGGAGCCATTACCTGGGAAACTCAGCGCAGAGGGCAGCCCGGAAAGTGTTCTTTTACCTTGGTTCCGGACAAACGCCTCCAGATCGAGGAGGGCAACGCCCTCCGTCTGGATGTGGATGGGAAACCCGTTTTCTTTGGATTTATTTTTGAGCGTAACTGGAGCAGTGATGGGGAAATGAAGGTTACTGCTTATGATCAGCTGAGATATTTAAAAAATAAAGATACCTATAATTACACGGATTTAACTGCAGGAGAGGTGATCCAGATGATAGCCAGGGATTACAATCTAAACACAGGAGAATTAGAGGATACAGGGGAACGAATCTCCAGAAAAGAAAAGGATAAAACCCTGTTTGATATTATTTTAAACAATCTGGATCTCGCTATGATACATACAAAGAACTTGTTTACATTTTATGACGATGCAGGAAAACTGACTTTGAAAAATATGAATAACATGAAGCTTGACATCATGATTGATGGCAAGGCGGCTCAGGATTATGACTATAAGGTCAGCATTGACAGCAATACTTACAACCAGATCAAACTGTATTGTGACAACAATGATACAAAGCAAAGAGAAATCTATATGACAAAACATACTGAAAATATCAACAAATGGGGAATTCTCCAGAAAGACGAGTCCATTGATAAAGGGGTAGACGGCCAGGCCATAGCGGAAACATATTTAACTTTGTATAACCGCCCTTCCAGGACTTTGACTGTAAAGGATGCTTTTGGAGATATCCGGGTGCGGGCGGGCTGCCTGATTCCGGTGTTCCTGGATATAAAGGACATGGAGTTGAAAAATTATCTGGTGATCGAGTCTGTGACCCATAAAATTGATGAGGGAGTACATACCATGGATTTGACATTAAGGGGGGCGAAGGTCAGTGGCTGATGTGGAATGGATCGAAAATATAAAACGGATCGTAATTCAGGCAATCGAAGCGGGAGATCCATGTGACGTGATACCAGGAACTGTAATTAAAGTAAATCCTATGGAAATACAAATTGATCAGAAGACAATCCTGTCCGAATCACAGATCATTCTGCTGAAACAATTTACGGACCATACGGAGGAAATGAATATTCCTGGAATCGGTCAGGTGGCTGTAACTGTAAAAGATGGGTTAAAAGCAGGTCAAAAGGTGCTTCTGCTTCAGAAGAGAGGCGGGCAACAGTATGTGGTAATGGGTACGTGGTAGGAAAGGAGGTGTTGCCATGCTTCCGGTGACAGGTAATATTTTAGAGCAGGATATTAAGGTGGTCCAGATGCCGTCAAAAACCTTTCGTCTTGATACGGAAACAAAGCGCGTGGTCGGAACTGTAGATGGCTTGGAGGCGATAAGGCAAACCGTGTTCTGTATTCTTAATACAGAACGGTTCGATTGGCTGATTTACAGCTGGAATTATGGTGTGGAGTTTAAAAACTTATTTGGAAAATCAACAGGGCTGGTAAAGGCAAAGATCAAAAAGAGAATCAAAGAAGCGTTGCAGCAGGATGACCGGATACAGAGTGTTGATACGTTTTCTTTTGAAAGCAATGGGCAGTCGCTTCATGTAAGGTTTATGGTTCATACCATTTTGGGAGAAATCGTAGTTGAGAAGGAGGTGAACATTTAATGTATGAGGATATGACGTATGAAGTTATTTTGAAACGAATGCTGGATCGGGTTCCAAAAGAACTGGATAGAAGGGAAGGATCTGTCATTTACACAGCTTTAGCTCCATCAGCAGCGGAAATTGCAATTACATATATTGAGTTGGATCATGTTTTAAAGGAAATGTTTGCTGATTCAGCAAGTCGGGAATTTTTAATTCGTAGGGCAGCAGAGCGTGGAGTAATACCAAAAGCAGCTACCTATGCAGAATTAAAAGGAGAATTCAATGTAGAAATATCCATTGGTAGTCGTTTTTCATCAGATGTTTTAAACTATACAGCTGTAGAACGATTGGGTATCGGTGAATACAGAATGCGATGTGAGACAATCGGAGCAGCTGGTAACAGCAACTTTGGCAGATTAATCCCTATTGAATATATAAAAGGGCTGACAAAGGCAGAATTGACGGAATTATTAATACCTGGAGAAGATGAGGAAGAAACAGAGCGATTTCGCAAGCGATATTTTAATAGTTTAAAATCACAGGCGTATGGTGGAAATATAGCAGATTATAAAGAAAAGGTATCTGCAATTTCTGGAGTGGGAGGGGTAAAAGTCTTTCCTGCATGGGCCGGTGGTGGAACTGTGAAGCTGGTTATTATTGACTCATCTTTTAGTATTCCTACTGAAGATTTGATTCAAACAGTACAGGATCAAATTGACCCGGAGCCGAATCAAGGGAAGGGTTATGGACTGGCCCCCATTGGCCATGAGGTAACTGTAGTTGGCGCAGAGGGGGAGAAAATATCCATTGTAACTAATATTACATATCAGACAGGGTATGATGCCGGTCGGTGCTATGATGATATCAGTAATACGATCGATGGTTACCTGGCGGAACTAAACAAATCCTGGCAGGAGTTTAGTGAAAACGTAGTGAGGATTTCCAGAATTGAAAGCAAACTGCTGGATGTGGAAGGAATTCTTGATGTGTTTGATACATACATCAATGGGAAAAGTGAAAATTATGTTATTCCATCGGATAGAATAGCTGTGAGAGGTGAGATTCATGTATGATCGGAGGGAAAATGATTTAAACTCTTATTTCCCAGAGTACGTTAAGGAAATTGTTGAGTTTAACACTATCGCGAAACTAGAGGCGGAAGAACTCAAAAATCTTTATGATAGCTGCCGGTATATTTGGGAAGCTGGATTCATTTTGACGACAGACTATCAGGGAATAAAGAAATGGGAGCAGTTTTTAGATTTAAAACCAGATCCTCAATTTACGCTTGATGAGAGAAGATCAGCAGTTTTGGCAAATTGGAATTACCAACTTCCTTACTCCAGAAGTAAATTAAGAGAGCAGCTAACGGCTTTGTTAGGTGAAGACTACGAATTATATATTTTTCATCATATTTATAAATTGAAGCTTGTAGTGAAGGAGAGACCAATAACAGTCTTAAAAAGTATTCAAGGAATGATTCAAGAAATGGTACCAGCTAATTTGGAAACAGTTTTTTTCAGTAAATATTCTGGAAACTATAATTTTCAGACTTCTTGTAAAAATTCAATCCGCTACCGGATAGGTTTTTATCCTCGCTACAATCTTTCGTACTTATATTTGGATAATCTCTGGCCGTTAAATGGCAGCTGTAGGCTGAATGGGTATAACAGTAGAGAATTTATCGACTTTTACCCGATAAGATCCAGACTGGAAGCGAATGTTTCAGAATTTGTTAAAGGAGCAGAACGAATAAAGGTACCGACGGTATTTGTGGAGCAGAGTAACACAGGTAATAACATATTGAGATTTAAAACTGATTTAAGGAGAGATATACAATGCAAAATGAAAGCAGCTTTATTATTTGAAACAGAGGAACAGGCAACAGCAGGTACGATCCGTGTTATGAACATAAATAGGGTGAATAGCACTTGGAAATTAGATAGCAGGCGAAAGTTAAATGGTGGCTTATCAATTTTATAAGAGAGGAAGAGAAAAATGACAAATACATCAAATGGAGTAATAACAACAACAGGAAGGAAGAAGTTTTGCAAGGCTCATGCCGGGGATATAACACTCCCAATTATCACACATATGGCATGGGGAGACGGAGGAGTGGATGAAAACGGACAGCCTAAGACAACAACAGGCAATGAAATCGGGCTTTATAATGAGCTGTTGATGAAGGAGATCGAAACCCATGCATATGTAAATGATATGGAATCGACATGCCGTTTTACTGCTACTCTGGATAAGGACGAGCTTACAGGAAGAGAAATATCGGAAATGGGGTTGTTTGATTCGGATGGCGATTTAATTGCCTATCGGACATTTATGCGTAAAGGAAAAGATGCAGACATCCCGCAGATCTATGATATGGATGAAATCTTTTAAGGAGGTTAAATTATGATATTTTGCAATGTAAAAACCCCACCTGAATATACTATGGAAATCAGAAAGTGGGATAGAGAGACTCTGGCAGATGGTCAGGAAATGGCTTTTGAGATAGAACAGCTTTTCAATAATACTTTCTATAATAAGATGATTCTGGAGCAGCATGAACGGCCGATAGAGGTCATTATTCCTGCCTCTGGTTGGAGCAATATGATTCCATACAGCCAGAAAATCGCGGTGACTGGGATAAAAGCATCAGATAATCCTATAATCAGTCCATGTACTCCAAAGGAATTATCACCGGCAGAGGTAAAACTTAGAAGAAAAATGGTTGGAATGATAACTGACGGTGAAACAGAAGATGGATATGTAACGTTTTACTGTGCAGAAAAGAAGCCGACCGGAGATTTCAGCGTGTATTTGAGGGGGGTAAGTGATAATGGGTAAAGTGATTATCGCCGGAGCTGGCGGATCAGGAGCAGGTTCTGATGAGTGCACAGCTTCAAAGGCAGAGGTTTTAAAGGGGTATAGAGCAATTACATCAGATTCCGCTGATGAAGTGGCTGAAGGAACATTGGAACTTACTGGTGACGTGTCAGATAGTCAGGTACTGGAAGGAAAAACATATTATAATTCGAATCCCAAAATTAAGAGAACAGGCTCTATGGTAAACCATGGTGCGGTGGCCCTGAATTTGAATGCTGGTGCTTCGTATACGGTTCCTGCTGGTTTTCACAATGGGGGCGGTAAGGTGACAGCTAACAGTTTGGCAAGTCAGACCAGCGCAACGGCTGCGGCGGCACATATTTTAAGCGGGCAAACGGCTTGGGTGAATGGAAGTAAGCTTACAGGAAATATTGCCTCTTTGGCAGGGCAGACAATTAACCCTACTGCTTCCCAGCAGACGGTTTCCAGCTCTGGGAAGTATATGACTGGGAATGTGGTGGTGAATGGCGTGTCAAACCTTACAGCCGCAAACGTCAAAGAGGGAGTTAATGTTGGCGGTACTATTGGCACAATGAAAGACTATTCTTATCTGGCGGTAGGGCAGGTGGCTTTTTAAACGGCACGTTCTCGGGTGTCCTCTCTGGGGGCGTGCAGTCGACAGGAACAGATAGAGGAGGATTTTATATTTCCACAGGAACTTATCCAGGGATATATTTAAGAGGGAAATACTACAATAGCAATGATGGTGATGATTATATATACTCTCAATATATTGTAAACTCTAAGAGTGTTAACCTGACGCCATTTAGCCAACTGAAGGTTACATTTAGATCTAATTATGGGCGAGGGTCAGATGGACTGGGTGGGGAGTGTCGCATTGTATTACTAAATACAAGTAAGAGTACCATTAAATCATCCAGTCAAGTAAGCGGCGGCTATTTTGTTTCAACAGTGGTTTCCTTAGATGTATCCAGTATAAATGTGCAAGCATTTTTCAGAATACAATCTGAAAGCGTAATGGCAACCTATGGTGAAATGATAATTGAGAAAATTGAATTCACAAAGTAATAATAATTAATACGAGGAGGTTTTTTATTGAAGGTTTCAGTCATTTATGATCATGAAAATGGTCGTATATTAGCCGTTCAATATGGCCAGGAGATGGCAAGCAAGGACGTTAGAAATATTATTGTTGAGGTTGAAGACGGGGAACAGTTAACAGGCCTTACTATTGATGAAGATACTGTTGCTCCCATCATAGAAGAGACTCAAATGTCGGTTTTGACGAAAACATTGAAGATGATGAATGCTCGGATAGAGTACCTCTCCATGATGTCAGGCACAGGAACGGAGGTAGACGATGAGTAAAAATTTTGAAAAAGTAAAGAGTTTTTATGATTCTGAACTGTGGTCAGAGGAAATGGTGTGGAACTCGGTAGGCCGCTGGATCACAGTGGAGGAATACCGGGAGATCACAGGAGAAGAATATAAGAAAGCGTGAGGTAAATGAGAATGAAAAATATATTATGTACAGCTGCAGGAGCAGCAGGCAGTTTCATAGTGTCTGTATTTGGAGGGTGGGATACCGCAATCGGAACTTTAATACTTTTCATGGCTGTTGATTTCCTTTCAGGCCTGGCAGTAGCCGGAGTGTTCCATAAAAGTGTAAAAACAGAATCCGGAACATTAGAATCAAAGGCGGGCTTTAAAGGCTTATGCAGGAAGTGTATGACGCTCCTGTTTGTGCTGGTGGCCCACCGCTTAGACCTATCCCTAGGCACCCCCTACATACGAGACACTGTCATCATCGGTTTTATGGCAAACGAGCTCATATCCATCGTAGAGAATGCAGGCCTTATGGGCCTGCCCCTCCCACAGGTCTTAATCAGAGCCATAGACATTTTAAACAAGAAATCGCAGCCATCACAATAACGATAAAAGGCCCATTTCAGCCCGGTACATCCCCGCCCTTTCCGTCATATTATAATAATAAAAAGGACAAGGAGACATTATGGTTAAAAGTGAGGCTACAAAAGATATGCCGAACATGGAGCTGCTGGGAATACAGGAAAATCTAAAGAATGCCGATTACACGGAAATAGAACGTTTCCGGGAATCTTTTGATGCGGATGAGATGGGGTTCGTGGGCATAAGGGAAGGGATTTAATATGGAAGTTCACAAACTATTGACACCATACAACTACAGCAACGGTCAGATAGACCGAATTAAATATATCGTGATCCACTATGTAGGGGCTTTAGGAGGAGCCGAAGCAAACTGCAAATATTACGCCTCCCAATACATCGGAGCCAGCGCTCATTATTTTGTTGGCTTCAGCGGAGAGATCTGGCAGTCCGTTGAGGACAAAGATATTGCATGGCATTGCGGGGCAAAAACATATATCCATCCGGAATGCCGAAACAGCAACAGTCTGGGAATCGAGCTCTGTGTCAGGAACAATGGCAGTCAGTCAGATACAAGCAGAGACTGGTATTTTGAAGATGCAACAGTAAAGGCCGCCGCCCAGCTGACAAAAGAGCTGATGAAGCATTACGATGTCACGGCAGATCACGTAATACGCCACTATGACGTAACGGGAAAAATCTGCCCCAATCCTTACGTTTACAATCACACCCAGCATACGTGGAATGATTTTAAACTAGCATTGACAGAAGCGCCCCAGAATCAATCCGGATGGATAGAAGAGGAGGGCGGCTGGAGGTTCTACCTGGGAGATACCGGAAACTATGTTAAAAACGACTGGTACAAGGACGGGGAAAACTGGTATTGGTTCGATGGTGCCGGATATATGGTAAAAGATACATGGAAGACCGGATCAGACGGCAGATGGTACTATCTGAATAACGACGGTGCTATGGCAAAAAGCCAGTGGATCATCTGGAAGGAAGAACTATACCGGGCTACAGAAGACGGAAGCATGCTGGAAGGAAAACTGTATCTGGGTACAGATGAAAAAGGTGCACTGCACATTATCTGA